CGGCTTGTAAATCATGCCGCCTCTGACTCGAACCCATAGGTGATTCATGTCCAGCTTGACCGATGCGCAAGCCGCCCTTGTCGCGGCGAATGCCGTCCTCACCGAGGTAGAGGCTCTGAGCACCCAAGCATCCCAGATGATGGACATGCTGGAACGCGTGCAGACGTCCGCCGCTCCCATCGGGCCGGATATCATGACGCTCAAGCGATCGATCAGCGCGGCTGTGGAGACCATGCTTACGGACACCACGGCTGCGGTCGCCGCGGTGCAAGTCGTCGTGACGGACCTCGGAGGCTGACACAATGAAACGTATTGGCGCCTTTTGCTTGGGCATGTACTGTCTTGGCATCATCGTCATATTCTGTCTTGCTATCGGTATTCTGTTAACTCCGCGGCCGGCATCAAGCCAGAACACCGGCACTGATCTTGGCAGCCTTGCAGTGCAAAATGCCTTGCAGCGGCCTACCTCGCCGCAGAGCGGCGATCTAACAGTTCTTTATCGCGGCACGACTGGTGCCGCGGTTTACACGCCATCCGCCGCATTCACGTTCGCAATATCGGCCGTGAATGCGCAAGCCAACTTTGGAGGACTCTGACCATGCACGCGCCATTCCGTTTTCTCGCCAGTGTTCTGGCAGCCATCCTCACGCTTGGTGGAGTTGCGCTTGCTGCAACTACCCCGAATAGCATCGTCACCGCTCAGACCATCAAGCGCGGCATAGTACAGTTTCTCCAGGGGACCGACGTTGCCGGAACCTACAAGACGCTCTATACGGCTGGCGCGAATGGCTCGAAATGTTTCGGCATGGTCGAGACAAATAACGATGCCTCGGCAACGCACGTTGTCACCGTCCAGGTTTTCAACGCCACCGTTGGCTATGGAGGAACGGCGATCATCACGGCCAGCAATGATGGCTATGTCAACACAGCGCCACCAAAGGCTATGATGACTCCCGCGGTGTGGCCAGGTTTGCCCATCGACAGCAATGGAAATCCGTTCATTTATCTTGTGAGCGGAGACACCTTGCAGGCCACGTTCGCCACCGCGATTACGTCGATGGATTTGGTGAACATCTATGTCAATTGTGTAGATTTCTAGGAATCATCCCATGAAGCGCGCCGTTCCACTTATCGCCGTATTTGCTATTGGGACATTTCTTGCGGTCATGCTGTCGCGGGCTCCTGCGCTCGATGCGGCTGACCAAAGCGGGAGGGGCCGCTTTGCTCTCTCATCCCAAGTCAATCATCTTGGCGGCAGCGCTGCGCCTCCTCCAGTTGCAGCTACATGCACCGGGTTTGCTCTTTTGGTTGGCGGGGGCGATCTGGGCGGAAAAGTAACTTTAACCAGCGGAACGACATGTTCCATCACGTTCGGAACGCAGTTCGCCAGTGCGCCGGCCTGTACCGTAACTCCTGGCAGCGCCGCGTCGACTACGTTGGCGACGACGACGACGAGTGCATTGAGCATTACATTCGGCACAGCGCAGACGGCGTTTTCATTCACCTGTATCGGACTGTGAGTAGGTCAAAAAGGGCACTATCATGAGCACAACCACTCTCGCCTTGTTGGCTAATTTGGCGCGGCGCGGATTCACGGTCGATGACGATCGAACGGCTGGAGCCTTGGCGGCGCAAGCCGGCGCTGCGCCGATCCAGCGGGACGTGACTCGTTGCACGGTTTCATCCGCGGCGACGGCAAGCTTCATTTTGGGGGATTGCCTCACAAATGAGGCAGACCCGCTTGTCTGGGTTCTCAATGATTCCCCAAACACGATCAATGTGTATCCGTTTGTCGGGCAGACCATGAATGGATCACTTAATGCGGCGCTCACCATAGCTGCCGGAGGATTCGCATTCTTCTCGCGTACCGCGCTTGATTGGCGCGGTGCGGTGTTTACCTAATTGGCATTCTCCCGGCCCTACGCGGGATCAACTGAAGGAAAGGAACACAATATGGTCGATGATGCCAAGAAGATTCCTGAGATGGAGCCCTATGATCTGGATCATCCGCATGAAGAGGCGTCTATGGTGGATCGTCTGCGGGCTGTCCTGACCAGCATAAAAACAAATGCCAGGCACAACGCGCCGATAGCTCCGGGGGATATTGCGGAGCTTGAGGCCATCGTGGCGGCGGCCATGCCGGACGTGACCGTTCCGGTGCCTCCCCAGCCCTAATCGGCGACCGGCGGGCGGCACCGCCGGAAACCGTTGGGCGGCGGCCTTTCGTCCTCCCCTGGGAAGGGCTGCCGCTCTCAAATTCATCATCATTCATAGGGATTCATCATGAACGAAGACACGAACGAAGCCCTTGCATTTCCTCCCGAAGAAAAAGTCGATGGTCGCCGCAAGCGCCGAGAGTCCCCCGAGCGGGATTTCGTCGAAATCACCTATGTCGACGAGGAAGGCCCATCGAAAACGAAATGCTGGGGCATCGACTTCAAGCTCAATGTGCCGGTGCAGGTTCCTGTGAATGCGACGGTGGAGTCATTGACGCGGAAGGAGACCTCCGGTCCGGAGGGCGAAATCCGCTCCCGCGGCGTCCATGGGCGCATTTCCGTGGTCGAGCTTGCCCGCGGCAATTCTGGATTCATGGTCGACGGCGTGCGTGCGGAACGTAGGCTGGGCTCGCAGCGGCTTCCGACCGATGCAGACCAATATCGCGGCTATGCGATGGGCTGGATCAGGGAAACAAACACTATACGCCAGCTCGATCAGCGCTGGGAGGGGGAGGCAAACCTGCGTGAGAAATGCGGGTGCGAGCAGAAGGACGAGAATTATTTGCGTCCGTTCCTCGATGCGAAGCGGGATCAACTGAAGGAAGCGGCGTAACTCATGCCCCCCACTTCCCCTTACCGTACCCAAGCCGATCTCATCACCGAAACGCTCGCCAATATCGGCGTGCTCTCGGCCGGGCAGCCGATTGACCCGGAAGACTATAATTACGTACAGGAAAAACTCGACGCCATAATGAGAAAATTGGCGGGCCTGGAAATCGTCTACATCGCGGACAGCAACACCATCCCCGGCGTGTTCTTTTCCGATCTCGCCGATATCGTGGCGGGAGAAGTTGCAACCAAGTTCGGAACGACGGGGCAATACCTTACCGATCTCGTCAACAGGGGGCTCGGCGGTGCTGCCGGGACTCCGGTCGGCAGCGGTGCGGCGGCGAAGTCTCTCAAGCAGATATCCCGCGCTAGGCCCACGCAGGAAGTGTTGCGGGTGGAGTATTTTTGATGAACGTGACTGTATTTTTAGATGGCTGATAGAGCTGATATTCTATATCGAAGCGGCGTGATTAGCGACAAACAGATGAGCAAAATGCGGCCATCGCCGTCGCAGTCTCAGGTGATGGGTCCGCACAATTTTGATGCGGCGATGAAGGCACTAAATCTTAATCCGCAAGAACAAGCGCTGTATCATCGGCATCTATCAAATTTGTGGGGTGCTGGCGGCGTCGATAATTCAGACGGAAGCCGATCGTCGCTTTATCAGGCAGTCCAAGAGCATAACGGAATGTTTTACAATATTCCAACGGTGTGGAATGGCAAACGTGAAACCGAACTATACACTCATCCCGTCACAGGACAGGTGATGGATGTTCCAAACAAGACTGCACTTGATAATGTCGAGCGTACAGGTTGGGACAAATTCCCGTCCTATGCGACGCCAGATGAGGCCGATCAGCGCTATGAAAATATGCACAAGTTTATGGAGCAGGATACTCATAATTATATGCAATCCAAGGCTCAAGAGCAGTAAGCGCGGGTGACCGATGGCCGAACCAGGCTCACCCACTCAAATCCCCTGGCCGCTGTCGTCTTTCCCCGGCGCCAATTCGCAGGAGAGCGCGGGCAGGCTCATCAATTGTTCTGCAGAACCGCTTGGCGATCCATCGGCCGGGAGATCGTCGGCACCGGCTCCGCAGGTCTGGCGCAGACAGCCAGGCTTTTCTCTGTTCGCGATTACTCCCGAGGTCGTAGCGTATCGTGGCGGTTTGATTGTCAACAATCTCAGTTTCGAGGTATGGGCAAACGTCTACACGGTCGACGCCAATGGCGGCGTGACGCTGCTGGGCGCGCTGCCTGGAACGAAGAAAGTCTCGATCGCCCATAATCAACGGCTGCCTTTGCCTGACGTGGTTGCGGTCGATATCGATAATGGGGCCTATCTACTTGCGGCACCAGGTCCGGTTCCTCCCGAGGGAACGCCCATCGCCCCGACGCCATGGGTTAATCCTGGATGTCCGCAATTTAATTCAGTATGTTTTCAAGATGGGTATTTTTTTCTTACGGCTGCCGATGGACGTTGTTTTGCTTCGGTATTAAATTCTGTTACCACAATCAACACGATAACCTTCATTACCTGCCAGGCCAAGTCGGACGTGATACTGCTGCGCGGTATCGCCTTCTCTGGCATGTTGTGGCTGTTCACCACGGGATCATGCGAGATATGGCAGGACGTGGCGGGCGTTGCGCCTGCGTTCCCTTACGGGCGGCTCTCCGTCATCGAATACGGATTGGTGCAGGCCAATGCCATCGCGGGATGGGAAACCGGATTTTCGGTTCTGATCTGGGTCGCGCAAGACTTCGGAGTGTATCTCTGTCAGCCTGGTCAGTTCGCACCGACCAAGATTTCACCGCCAGACCTAGATCGCCTGATCGAGGGCCAGGTACGGGCCGGAAATCTCCTAGAAGCCGGCGTCTACGCCTATGGCGGCAAGAAGTTCTGGGCGCTGTCCTCGCCGGCATGGACATGGGAATTCAATCTTTCGACCAACAAGTGGAATGAGCGTTGGTCGCTCTCTGTCGCCACGGGATCGTTCGGCCGCTGGCGTTTTACCTGTGGGCATCCTGCCTTCAACAAGTGGCTCGGCGGCGATCAGGCGGGCGGCAACCTCCTATGGATCGATGTCACCAACTTTAGCGAGAACGGCGCGGTTTTGCTCTTCAGGATGGAGAGCGGTCCCGTCGCAGACTTCCCCAATCTGTTGCGCATTGCGCGGGCTGATTTCCAATTCGACAAAGGCGTAGGCATCGCGGTTGCGAATGTTCTCGTGAATGTCTTCGGTGCAGCAGCGGGAACCGGCGGCCTCGTGCGGCTCACGGTGAGCAATACCGCACGGATGGCTACCAACGATACCGGCATCGTGTCAGGTATCACCGGCACCACGGAAGCCAATGGCACATGGCCGTTGCGCATCATCGATCAGACGCATGTGGAATTGATAGGGAGCGTGTTCGTCCACGCCTATGTCTCCGGAGGGACGCTGGTCGATGTGACGAGTCCGCCAAATGAGATCAATCCTGCCGTCGCCATTTCGCTTTCGAAGGATGGCGGCAATCGCTGGGGCAATCCGCTGATCAGATATCTCGGCAAGCAAGGGCAGACGCAGCGCCCACGGGCGTCCGTCAAGTCAATGGGACTCTCTGGGCCGATGGGATGCCGGTGGCGGATCGATGTCAGCGATCCCGTCTATTGCGGATTCCTGGAAGCGACACAGGCGAGCGATGCGCGGGATGTGGGAGCATAGGTGATGGACTATACTATAGAGCGAGACGGCGGCGGCACACGACTCCTTTTGGAGAACGGCGATCGCATCACCATCAAGATTGTGGTGGGTCATATCAAAGAATCTGACAGGGAACTGGACAGTTCGCGTGAGTATAATGTCCAGACAGCCATCGCAATGTTTGTTGATGAGTCGGAGATGGTGAAGGAAAAGTAATGGCCGCCCCTCCCGACACACCATTGCCACAACCAAATTTCGATTGGGTCACACACGGAAACAAGCCAACACAGCCATTTGCGCAGTATATGGCGAAGCTCGATGCGTGCGTTAGGGCACTTGCTGGGGGTCTATTCGGCTCACCGACGCAATTGATCAATGCGGCGAATGACGGGGCGGCGGCGGTGGCTGGAGTGCGGATCGGTCAGGCATACAGGAACGGGTCAGTGTTAATGATTCGGGTGACATAGCGACCATCTTGAATTTGCGCGGTCGATAAATCTTCTGCTTTAAGAAACGCGGAGTACAACTTATGGGTTTGTTCGACGTGTTTTCTACCGGAGCCCAGCGCGACGCCGCCAACTCCCAGATCGCCGGCATCAATGCGGGCATCGGCGATCTTACCAAATCGTTTGGGCAGGGGCGCGGTGCGCTTCAGACCAATTATGCCGCCGGCTTGCAGCCGTTCATGCAGGATTATGCACAGGCGATGCGTGGTGGGACGGCCCTCGGTAATGCTTTGGGGCTTAATGGACCGGAGGGAAATGCCGCGGCCGTTGCCGCGTTCCAGAACAATCCTGGTTATCAATTTCAGAAACAGCAGGGCATGGATGCGATCCTTGCCAATCAGGCCAAGTCCGGACAATTAGCTTCGGGAAATACCAATCTTGATCTGATGAAATATGGGACTGGTCTGGCAGACCAAAGTTGGGGGCAGTATATCTCAAACTTGCAACCCTACCTAAATCAAGAGAATCAGGCTGCGAGCGGGATCGGCGGGCTTTATTCGGGGCTCGGAAACCAACTCAATCAGAATTACGTTGGCCAAGGCAACGCCCAGTATGGTGCGGATACCTCGATCGGCAATGCGAATGCCAACGCCGATCTCGCGCGCCTGACAGCATCCCAAGCGGGACTTGGGGCGATAGCTGGGGGACTTAACCTTGGTTCTAACCTGTTTGGAAACTTCATGAAGGCGGCACCGGCCGCTGCTGCGGCATAGGAGCACAATTCATGCCCGATAATCCCTATATGACGGTCGGCGCGCCGAGCTATGCTGCTCCCTTGATGGACTGGCAGGGCATTGCGAGCAACATCGGCAACAATCTCACACAACGCCCTCAGCAGCCCGGACAACAGCCGGGGCAGGCCGCAGGCCCGATGAATATCCGACCGCCGGCCCAGATGCAGGGAATGCCTCAGCAACCTGGACAGCCGCCTGGAATGCAGGGCCAGCCCCCTTTCGGACAAGGATGGGGGCAGCGCTTGCAGCAATGGCTCGCGCAAATGGGCGGCCCTCAACAGCCAAGGCCAGGAATGACTCCTGGTGCCCCGCAGTTCGGAGGCCCGCAGCCGCCTGTGCCAACGGCACAGGGACCGACTGGGCTCTACTGACGCAGGGCATCCATGTCCGATGTCTCCTATGCCGGCCCATTGAGCCAATGGCTCGCGCAAGCGCCCCCAGAACCCCCGCCGAGGGTGATGGGCAAGTCGCTGGCAGAACTTCTGGGGCCGTATTTGGGGATCACGAAGCCCGGCGAGGACATCCGCCAGATGGGCATAGCCCAACCCGACGTGATCGGAAACCGTCCCGACGTGCAGGAAGCCGTCAAATCGGCCGTGGCGTCGGCCTCGGAGCCGTTTGGGCAGTTGGGGAGGGTGATGATGGGGCAAAGCCAGGAACCGTGGCAGGAACTCGGCGGGGCTATCTTGGGGATGGCTGCGCCTCCGGGGGCAAGAGGGTTGAAGGCTGGTGCGGAAGCGGTAGAATCGGGAGCAATGGGAACGGCAATCCGCGGATACCATGGCACCAAGTCCGCATTCGACACATTCAATCTGCGCAATGCTGGCAAGTCCGATCCCGGCCTAGTCGGGAAGGCTGTCTATTTCACACCATCGAAGGAGCAGGCATCCGATTACGCCACATCGCCGCACTATGGGGGTGCGGGCGACACACAGCGCGTCATGTCGCTTGCGTCTGATCTCAAAAACCCGTTGATAATTGAAGATGGCCGTTTGCCTGACGGGCGCTCTTTGAGCCGTGATATTCATCCGCAAGGGATCACTCGCGCATCTGGTGAGGCATTTAGGCGCGAAATTCAGAAGATGGGGCATGACGGAGTAATCTTCCGAGTTGGCGGCGAAGATACGCAATATGCGGTATTCGATCCGAAGAAAGTGCGCCCACACCCTTTCGGTGAGGAAGGCGCGACGGCGGGGATGGCGGGGGGAAGGCTTGTGCAGCCGACAGCCCTAAAAGTTGTCGACGACGGCACCCGCATCAACATCGCTCCCCATGACATGGAAGTCCCCGAATGGGGAAAGAATCTATCCTGGGGCCTCACCGCCTATCGCAGCAAGGTCAAGGGCGAAGACGCCATCCATGTCCGGGATGCGCGTCTTCCCCCGGAAATGCAGGGCCAGGGTCACGGCACCGCCATGTACGAGCATGCGGCCGGCATCGCGGCCAAGGAAGGCAAGCCGCTACTCTCCGATGGCACCGTGACGCAAGACGCCGCCAACCGCTGGATGGCGCTCAACCGGGCCGGCTACAACGTCCAGATGTCACCTGACAAGGTATTCCGGGCAGGGCCGCCGGAAGCCCCACACCTGGGGCGGTTCGAAACGCCGGATGGATCGCCAGTGTTTAGAGTCGAATCGAAGGGCCGTATCGGTTTCCAGTCTGCTGGAGCCCAACGCGGCGATGCGACAGGCAGCACCGCCCCACGCCTCACCGAAGCCGAAGAAGCCGCCGCCCGTCAGAGATCGGCGGACTATCAAGCAAAGCTCAAAGAGCGGCTTGCCAACAAGCCTGCTGCCGAGCCCGCCAAACCTGTAGCCGGCGGTGAGCGAGTTGGATTCAAGTCGTTGGGAACAGAGAAGACCGGCACCCTCTCCGACTTCATCACCGCCTATCACGGATCGCCCCATGACTTTGACCGCTTCGACCTCTCCAAGATAGGAACCGGAGAGGTAATGCAGAGGCCGCCACCAAGTCCCTCCGCGAAGCCGGCATCCCCGGCATCAAGTATCTGGATCAGGGGTCGCGGGGCCAGCAGGCGGACTATCACGCGATGAGCGAAGGCGGCAAGTTCTATGCTGCAAACTATGACAAAATAAAACAGTCTGGACCATTCGATACCCGCGAAGATGCGTGGAAGTGGATCAATGAGCAAAAGAAAGCTCGCGAGACCCGCAACTACGTTGTTTTCGATGACAAGCTTATCGACATCCTAAAGAAATACGGCATTGCCGGCATAGGAGCCCTTCCCGCCATGAACGCCTATCACTATCAGGACAAGGGGAATTAAAGGTGGGCGCATCCGACTACATGGTTGTCCAGCCGCCGAACTTTGCGGCGTATGCCAATCCTAATTTCGGATTGGCGCTGGGCCAGCAAATTGCCGATCTCCCCGAAGCCTATATGAAGGGCCGGGAGATGAAGCGCATGCGCGCCTCCCAGCAGCCCATCATTGATCCCAACACCGGACAGCCGAGCGAAGACCCCAACACGATCGTGAGGCAAAGGCTGGGGCTTGGCGGGGATTATGCCGAGAAGATGCTGCCCTTTCTCTATGGCAATAAGTGGATGCAGCAGAATGCAGGGTTACAGCCGCCCTCGATGGAGGGAAACGAGCCCGCGCCAACGCCTGCGCCTTTCGCGCGTGGAGCGGCGGCGCAACCTGCGCAGGCGTCACAACCGCGATATTCATCTTCAGGTGCCGACAACTCAGGTGATCAAACATTCCTTGCCAATGTCGCCACCAAGGTGTTCGGCGAGCGCGATGTCTCCCCGTTGATTGGACGTTATGCCAAAGCGCTTGGCATCGATCCGTCCGATTCATTGACACCGGAACAAGAACAGCAAGCCGAAAAATGGATGCGGAATTCGGCTGCAACCATGGGGGCGGCCCCGGCTTCATCTGAAGTATCACGGCCCGCAGAGGCAATAAGCGCGGCAGAGGTTGGCAACAATGTCGGCGGCGCTGGACCATCTCTTGCGGGCGGGCCGCCATCGGGAGGGCCGGCGCCAGTTGGCGGTACTGCTCCCACTGCGCTTGCACAGGCTGGCGGGGGAAGGGCGAATGTGGACGCGGCGGGAGCGGCTGGCGGTCCCGTAACGGCCTTCACGCAGTGGGATGCGCGGCAACGGGCAATGCCACCGGACCAGACAACGGGTCTTCCTCCCGGATACACGGAAAAGACGGCGGCGAGATGGTATAGCCTCGGCGACCAGAAATCCAATATCGCAAACGGCCTCGCGGTCACCGGCAACAAAGCTCAAGCCGAGCAAGTAAAGTCTCAGGCCGACCATGCTTACGGAATGGCGCAGAAGATTCGCGATGCGATAAAGGAACGGGCGGCGTTTACGAATGAACAGAAGATTGCTCGCGATCCGGCGATTCCTGAATTCGAGCGCGGCAAAGCCCTCGGCACGGAGATGGGGAAAGCGCAAGCCGGTGTACTCAAAGAGTATGTTGACGCGGGCCGATCGGCTCAGAAGCGAATTCAAAGTCTCGACACGATCGGTGACGCCTTGAAGCGAGGCGGCGGAAACATTACCACTGGACCATTCGCAGAGCACACTTTGCATGCAAAGCAAGCGCTTTCGTCTCTATTCAATATAGATTTTGCTGGGACGCCGGAAGCTGAAGTAGCGCAAAAGACGGGATTTTCACTTGCAACTCAGGCCGTCAAGGAAATCAGCCAACGTCCGTCACAAATGGAATTTAGGCTGGCGATGCAGAACAATCCTGGCCTGCTATTGACCCCAAAAGGGTCATTCATGATGATCGACGTTTTGAAGCAGACCGCACGGCAGGATATTGAATTGGCAAAGCTCGCACAGCGGCGCGAAAACTGGGATAATTGGCAGGACATCTCCGACAAATATTATAAAGAGCATCCCCTGAAGTCACCGTTTGATCGTTCCAAAAATATCGGAATGGATGATCTCAAGGCTATCGGCGGGGATGTGCCGTCACCTACCGCACCGACTCATAAGGCTGCGGACAAGGCGGCCTATGATGCCCTTCCTAAAGGGGCAATCTTTACCGGACCGGATGGAAAGCAATGGCGGAAGCCTTAGACCCATCGGCATGGGGTGCCGTCCCGGTAGAGGGACCATCCGCTTGGGGAGCTGTGCCGGTCGACGCCGATCCTACGGCCATGGACACGGCCAAGGATATCGGCAAGTCAGCCGGTATCGGGTTGGTGAAAGGCGCGATCGGTTTGGCTGGTTTCCCGGTTGATGCCGCATCTGCCATCAATCGTGGTATTGACTGGGTTGAGGAGAAGCTTGGAGCGGCACCGCCGCAACAGCAACCCTCGGGACCTCCGACTCTTGGTTCCGAAGATATAAGAAAACGAGTCGAGAAGGTTACAGGTCCACTCTACGAATCAAAGACCACGCCCGGAAAAATTGTGCAGACTGGCGCCGAGTTTATCCCTGGCGCGGCGATCGGGGGCATTCCTGGGATTGCCCGACGAGCGCTTATTGGAGGCGCGGCGGGTGCGGGTTCCGAAGCGGCGGGCCAGATGGTCGAAGGCAATCCACTAGAACCGTGGATTCGTCTCGGAACGGCCCTCGGGATCGGCGGTGCGACTGCTATGATGAGTCAGCCGCGTTCCGCGCAGCGATTCATCCGGGCGCAGATGCCGGATTATGTGAATGACCAAGCGGTGACGCACGCCGATGCGTTGATCCAGGATGCGGGGCAACGGGGTGTGACATTGACGTGGCCGGAAGCACTCAGTCAAGTGACTGGACGGCCTGTGTTAAGAGACATGCAGCGCCTCCTTGAGATGGCGAAGCAGACGCGGGCGCCGATGCAGCAGGCTCTTGGTGATCGGCCCGCGCAGATTAGGACCGCAGCAGAGACAGAAATAGCCAACATTGCGCCGCAGACCACGCAGCCCTCAACGATCGGGCCAGCAGCAGGAACAGCGGCCGAGGGGGAACTCGGGCGGGTCCGCCAAACAATCAATCAAGTCTCCGAACCGTTTTACGATAGGGCCAAGACGTTTCGGTTATCACAAGCGGAAATGGCGCAAGTCCGTGCTATTCCAGGTTTTTTCAATGCCGAGAGGGCGGTGCGCCGAGACCCGCAACTCAATCGCGAAGTTGCGCATCTGCCTAATGACAGCATTGGGTTTTTGAATGAGGTAAAGAAGTTTCTCGATCAGCAGGCAGAAAACGCCGCTTCTCCGGTCCAGCAGGGCCGCAGTGTCCAGCGAGCGGCGGGATTTGGCCGGGATGCTCAAGCGGTTCGTGATGCCGCTATCAACTCTGAAGCGCGCGCTGGGCAGGCCAATTATGCGCAAGCGCTCAACATTCAGCAGACCGGCCGGCAACGCTATCTGGAGCCCTTGCTGCAGGGGCCGCTCGGCAAGCTGGCAGATAAAAATGTCACCACAAAAAATGCCGTCGAGGCGCTTTTCCCCGCTGAACCAATCGCCGGCAGTGAGCACGAGATATCAACGGCGGTGGGGGCGTTGTCGCGCCAGAATCCCGGCGTGGCGCGACAGTTGGTTCGCGCCCATGTTGAGGCGAAGCTCAATGAGGCATTCGATGCGGCAGGGCGCGATATGGAAGCGGCGGGCTTTGCAGGGGCATCGTTTGCGCAAAGGCTGACTGGAAGTCCTGTTGTGGGCACGCAACGAGGTCAAAATTTTCGCGCAGCAGTAGAGGCGCTTCCGAATGGAAGGCAAATATGGCCGGGGATTGAGCGTTTTTTGGAAATCGCTCGCGCTACAGCCCGCCAGCCCATAGGCTCAAAAACTGCGACAAACGAAGCCGAACTCCATGCCATGGCGACGGGCAGATCACTTGCCAACCTCGCCAAGACAGCGGCGTCGCCGGGGGAATGGTGGCACGCCGCCCATGAAATGTGGGGAAAGTGGCAAACGGGTAACAATTTGAACGAATTAGCTCGGATCATAACCGATCCGCGGTCGGCGGAAGTCTTCCGGCGTATCGCGCGGACGCCACGTGCTACGCGGCAGGCGATCAACATGGCGGCTCGCATTACGGTCGGAGTGGGTCTCGGCGCCAAAACAGCGGCGGAAGATCGAGCGAACCAAGCCAGGCAATGACAGCAGAAAACTCATGGCTATGGTCGCCAGCATTGCTGCGATAAACCCAAAAAATGAAACGACATAGCCGTTGTCGGTCCACTCATAAACGATATTGGTTCCACCGACAGCAAACATCACAAGCAACTGGAAAAAGCCCCACATGAAATTTGTCATCGCCACCCTTGCCCTCCTCTGGTCACAATTCGCGGTCGCGCAGGGTACGCTAAGTCTCGCGCTAACACAACAATTTGCTTTCACCGCCTGCGCAAACTCCGGCGGTGTCTGTGGCACCCCTCTGATCGGGGGGCTCCTATTTTTCTATCAGGTCGGAACTGTGGCAACGCCACAGAATTCTTTTCAGGACGTGGCCCTCACCATCCCCAATCCATGGCCCCTGGTGCTGGATTCGAGCGGGCGAGTGCCCGTGTTTTATCTTGCTTCCGGAAGTGTTCACGTCCGCCTCACCGACAGCGGTGGCGTCGTCCAGATCGATACGAATTCTCTCGTCATCGGCCCCGCTGGTGGGGGAGGCGGTGGCGGATCGTCTGTCGATCCAACGGCAGTGGCATCGACGGGTGACATGAAATTCCGTGCTACCGGCGAGACATTGGCCGGATGGGTTAAGGCAAACGGCCTCACCATCGGTTCGGCAGTCTCCGGTGCCACGGGCCGTGCCAATGCCGATACATCTGCGCTCTACACCTATCTCTGGCAAAATTGCTCCCAGCCGACCGGCAACCGTCATTGTCCCGTCTCCGGCGGCCTCGGGGCATCCGCCGCGGCGGACTTTGCCGCCAACAAACAGCTTGCCATCCTGGACTTCCGTGCATCCATCCCGGTCGGTCTCGACGATATGGGCGCCACGGCCGCAGGAAGGCTCCTGGCGAGTAATGTGACATCGGGCGGCGGTGATGGCCCCAGTACTCCGAACGCTACCGGCGGCGAAGCCAATCACGTCCTGACCCTCGCCGAGCTTGCTGCCCACAATCACACGGCAACGGACGCGGGACACACGCATAATTTTACCTACCAAAGGATCGTCGATGCGATGACGGGCGGAGTCAGCGTTCGCGTTACGCAAATTGATCAAGTTGGTGACAACACCGTCGCCACCACGCAGACCGGAACCGCGAACATTACGGTCGCCAATTCGGGCGGGGGCGGGGCGCATAACAATATGAGCCCGTTCGTTCTTGGCTCGTTTTACATTAAGCTTTGACGGGAGGCTGAGATTTACCAATATCCGGTATATCTGCCACAGATCAGTAACCGTGAAGACCTCCTATTCACGGTAAGCCTCTTCGATGACGACACCGGCCAGCCCGTGCGACTGGACGGCACGCAGACGGCCACGCCACAGCCCTTCACATCCGCCGCATGGACCGTCACCGATGGGGCGATCGTCACCACATCGACCACGGGCATCACGATCCCCGTCTATCCCATCGCCAATCAGTTGACGGCCTTGGCATTGGTCGTCGGTAAAAATCTCGCCATTGCTCCCGGTGATTTTGTCATGATCGCGGATACCGCGACCGGCCTCAACAAGATGACCGGCTATGTGGTGTCCTATGCGCTCTCGACCGGGTTCCTCGTGGTGCAGATTGGCTGCAGCTTCCTTTTCGAGATTCGCCGTACCGGGGCACGGTTCGACGGATCGGGATACATCCCTTGGTATGACTGGGGCATTTCGGATGAGCACGGTCCGCTTCTTCAAGCAACGCTGGGCACCGGAATCCAGATCATGGACATTGGAGTGATCCAGATCATGATTCCGGCCGCCGCCATCCAGAAGCTTCGCACCGGAACCTATTCGGGGGCGCTTGTCGTGACGGATTCCGTCAACACGCGGCAGATGTTCGTGGGGCAGTTGCCTGTGCAATGGGGTGCCGTAACACGAGGGCCGGTGAATGCGCAGGCCGGGGCGTTTAGCGCGGGATTTAGCGGAGGATTTTCCTGATGACCCTCCCCGCTAACATCCGCGTCAACGCTCAGATTCCATTCCCATCATTGGTGTACGGCTCTGGCCCCATCACCATTGCCAAGCAGAATGGCATCTGGACGGTCGGCTTTTCAATCGCCGCATTCGGTTCTATTGTTCCCGCCGTTCCAAATTACCCAACTGATTATTTGATGGGATGGGACGCGGTTAACAACACTTTTTTCAAGGTGTCGATCACCAATCTGATCTCTTCGATTGCGACAACTATTCCGACGAGAACGCAACGTCTAGTGACGACTTCTCCTATAGGAGTCGGTCCCACGGATATGATTATCAACACAAATATCGCGGCCGGCTCGCCCACATGCGTGCTCCCTGCTGCGGCTGCTCGTCTAGGTCTCCCCATTACATTCAAGGACGTGGGCGGCCAATGGGCCGCGCACAATCTCACGTTCTCATGCACGGGTGGCGATCTTATCGATGGCGCTGCGACCGTAGTCGGCAGAAACGCCTATGGCTCGTTTACTTTTGTTCCGGCGAATGACGGAACATCAACGGGATGGTCGATCGAATGATGCGCATATTCTTTGCGGTATTGTTCTGTTTGAGTGCTGCGGCAACCGCAGTAGCGCAGACGTTTCCCGGTCAATTGCCGGCGTGGAACCTCTATGGAAATCCAAGCGGATCACCTTCCAATCCGGGGGCGGCGACCGTAATGCAGATGCTCAACGGCGTCTGGGGAACTCCGTCTGTTGGCAATGTGCCACTCGCGACCGGCCCATCAACGGCTATATGGGGAGATGCGGCCCCCAATGGGGTGATCTATGTTGCAACTGCAGGAAATGATAGCAATAGCGGGCTTAGCCCATTTTCCCCAAAGTTAACAATTCAAGCAGGCGTGAACGCATCAGGCGGCAAGGTTATTATCGGTGCTGGAACCTATACGCTCAATGCTTCAATAGCAATGCGGCCCGGAGTTACCGTTCAGTGCGTGCCGGGAGCTATCATCACACAAGGAAACGGCGCCAATCTCACAAGCCTGGTGGAATTTGTTACCAATACCGCTAGCGGCGCTGCTCTGGAGTTCTGCGATATCAACGGCAACCGATCCAACAATACCGATAACGTCAACGTCATCATGGTCAACGTGAGAACAGCAAATGACGTTACGCTGAGAAACAACACGTTAAGAAATTCAAACGGGTTCTGCGCTAGCACTTTTACCGGCGTTCGCGTTCGTTATACTGACAATTTTGTAACAAATTGTTTTGCGGATGGACTTGCGGTAATAACGGGAACTCCATTTACCCCATCGCATTGCGACATACGCGGAAATCATTTAATTGCCCCAATGGGCGCGCATGCAATCGTCATTGCTAACGCCGATTATTGCACAGTGATAGATAACGATGTCATCGGTGACATGATCGGCGGTCCGTCTGCGCTGTTGCGAGTAAGCACGTCTGGCAGCACAGTCACTTGGATAAGCGGGCCGCAGTTCAACTCTATTATCACGGCAGGCAACTATCTCGTCATCAATGGCGGGGCTGAATTTCAGGTAACATCGATTACCGACTCCACGCATCTCCAGGTCTCCGGGGCTCCTGGAACGCTGACCAATGTTTTGGCGGTAATTGGTACGGGCGATCTGGTGAGTATCGACAGTTCGTCCTATACGATTTTTGCCAACAATCATGTTGCTACTAATGTCACACAAGGGGTTTCACTCAACACAGGCACGGGCGGTGAAATCGCGCAGAAAAACATGATTGCAAACAATCATGTTCAATTTATTGGGGAAATGTGTGTCGGCGTACAGCAAACTGGCGCTGTTGGGTTTGACGGCAATACGATTACGGGCAATATCCTTGAGGACTGCGGGATGTCAGGCTCTACTGCGACGGGCGGCGGTGGCATTCAGGCGGCAATTGAGTTGTTCGGCGCAAATATCCTTGGGACGTTCATCGAGTCAAATTCTATTCGAGATGATCAAATGGCGCCGACCATATCATATTGGTTGGCGTTCAGTGGCCCTACAGCAGGGCAAGTCATCCTAGGTAAGAATAGTTACGTTGGTACAGTCAATTCTGGGATATTGAACGACATTACCGCCATTACATTGAATTCCGCATGGGGCACTACAGCAAACGCATCGGCCGTCGTGTCGCAGGGTGATTCTGTCATTTTGACAGTAAACTCGTCCGGCAGCGGACAGGCCAATCCGGCGGCTGTGTCGATTGGGAAAATTAGCACCGTGCCATCGTCCGGCGGGCCTGGCAATCAAGCGTTGATTATTTGTAAAGAAGTGAACACGGACGACACCGCATTCAACTTTGTTGCAGGCGAGTATGCCAGCACATCGACAGTCTGGAATATGATATATCAAGGACTGCCAGTTGCGGGCAAGTTTTATAGATTTATATGCAAGGGGTGATGAATAAATATGATTGGCCCCGTCGCACTCGGGGCCTGGGTTTACTTTGGTTGATCAATTTTCGGTCCGCCCGCCTTGGCCAGTTCCAAATCAGTCACGCACCAAGCGTAATTATGTATGATGATGCGCGTGACAGTTTCGTAATCGACTTGCTGTCCTTCTTGCATGGCAAGTTGTTTCATGGTCCGATCGTCGACTAAAACGATCTGCTCCTTGTGCATCACATAGTTCATTGATCAGTTCCTTGTTTCCGCCTCGCCATCTCATGATTGGCCCCGGCCATCGCACTCGACCGGGGCCTCTCCCTTCTACTCTGCCGCCTGCATGAGTTCGATCCAGGCGGTGTCGGTTGCCTGCTTTTCCTCGACCTTGGTACGGGCGCGGCGGAAAGCGTCTGGGATGTCGAGGCCGTCGCCGATCTGTTTCGGCGGCGCAAGGTCGCCCGGAAGTTCGTCGTTGAGATCAACCGCGATTGGCTTCAACGGCTGGATGTGATAGCGCGAATTCTTGCCTTCGAGCGTAAAGTGCATGGTGTCGTAGCCCTTGCGCAGTCGCTCCAGCGACATCACGGTTTCCATCTCGGTCCATGATGCTTCAAAATGGGTGCGCAGAAGTTCAACTTTCTTCTTTTTCTCCGCCGCCGATTGGCCGGGATAGTGGAACACAAGTAAGTCCTCGATCTCGGCCAGCACGATCTTGCGTTGGGTTGCGCGGTTGTCGCGAATGTCGGCCGGAATGGCGCTCATGCTCGATCGCGTGGTGTCGACGCCGAGCTGCTTACCGCCGAGGTTTAGACACTGGATGTGCGGCAGGAAGTTATCGAAAGTTGGGTCTGGAAATTCCTTGCCGTCGAGCAATGTCGAGCGATCCTTGAGCACCTTGGCGAAATGCCGGTTGGTCTTTGTTGCCATGTCCATCTCGCGTTCCATGAGGATGAGCAGAGATGGCTCATAACCCATCTCGCCTTCGGCCTTCATCTTGATCCCGGTCTTTTCCAGGTTCTTTTTTCCGGTCTCCTCGTCCACCGAATAGTCGTATTCGAACCCGGCGCGGCCGGCTACAATCACATGCAAATTCGAATTGATGAATAGGTCGGTGAACTTGCGCCATTCGGTCTTGAGGAACGCCCAGTCCTCGAATTGAAGACGGGTGCGGTTCTTCTTGCGCATGTAGGCGTCGGTGAGTTCTATCCAGAAGTGGGTGAGGGAGTCCACCAACAGGATCGAGGAGTTCGCCTCGGCCTCCCGCACGGCGGTTAAGAGATCGGAGAAGGCGCGAGTCTTGGCAGTGAATACCTCAATCTCGGCGGCGCGGATGCGCGGTAGCACCCAGTCCGACCCCTGCTCTGTGTCCAGGAAGAAGATCGGTTTTTCGGCACCGGCCACGCCGATCGTCCTCATGAGGTTGACGAGACCGATGGCTGTCGATGTCATCGTGTATGTCTTCCCTGAGCCCGCGAAGCCCATGAGTCCTGCCTTCAGATACGCGGTGGTGGCTTCGGCTTTGGTGAAAAGAGAGGTCATGATCGTGTTACTCCTGATCTGGATTGTCGTAATTGTCGGTGAGATCGCGGATGGCTTCGGCCTCGGTCTTGCCGTAGCCGTAGGGGCCTTCTTCTCGGCTTTCCCAATGGGCTGACCAATCGAGGGCGCGGGTCGGGATGGGCTTTGCCCAATAGCTTGTGATGATCTTGCGGGGCATGGTTCGCTCCATGATATTGCGGGCGCGATCGGCGACCCACAGGGCGTTAAAATGGACCATCACGCCGCAATTCGCAGGCCGTATTCCTCGGCCTCCATCGTGATCCATTCCTGGATCGTGTCGGCGTATTTGTCGGTGAGCGTGTCGAGCAGATGCCAAAACAAAGATGGCGAATCGTCGGCATCGATGCGCACCATCTTGGCGACGGCGGCGTCACCCATCCGGTAATTCTGGACCCTCAGATGGATGTCCGTGACGTGCCAGTCGCCCGATGCGTCGAAGCTGATCTCGATCGAGCCATCCACAAGCCCGGCAAAGAAGCACTCGCCAGACCGGGTGCGTTCGCTGTATAGGGGAAGTTCCTCAAAGTCTCTTGTGAACGTAATGGTTCGCGGCAGAGTTACGACTTGACCCATAGCAAGCTCCTGGGTTGGGTTGTTAGACCCGGACGGTGCTGGTAACACTGTCCGGGTCGTCTTGGGCTGGTTGCCCCCACTGCCTCGCCGAAGCGGGGCAGGAAGTGCAATCAGGCTGACGGCAGGCAACCAAGCACGTAGATCACGCGGCCGCCTTCCTCTCGCTCGCCAATCGACTGCGCAAGCTCTGCATCATTGAAAGATGCGGCATCGTAAAAGTCGTCGGTCCAAGTCTTTTCGTCTGAGGCAAGCCACTTGCGGCCGTCGAAGACGTAATATCCAAGCATGTTTTCGTTGGTCATGTCCGTGTCCCTCTTGCTTCGTTCCAGTGATTGTGATACTACTCCAGCATGGTCACCGCTGTCAATACCGAAATGTCGAAGACACCAAAAAAAGTTGGTAGGCCCCCGGGCCGCTCCGGTCGCCCCTTTCAGATGCGGGTGACGCCGGAGTTTGATGCCGCGATAGATGAATGGCGGCGCAAGCAGCCCGACCTTCCGTCACGCAGCGAGGCTATTCGCCGCCTCGTCGATCAAGCCATCAAGAGCAAACGATGACTGACGATCCGTATACTGATGGCTTTCATGCTGGATATTTACAGGCTATTGGTGACGTTGATGAGGCAATGAAGCATATCGGCGACGATAGGACTGTGCGTCGATGTCGACAGGTGCTCTTGAGTTTTGCAAACGTGTCCTTCTTTCCTGACCATGTTTTCCCGCAGCCAGATTGGATTACATCGACCGTGGTTCGCAATCCAGATCAAGCCCTAAAGGGCAAACGATGATCTTACTTGAGGGGCGGTGTCGCAGGACATAAGCCGATGCGGCAGAGCGACACGACAACGCGCCCCTCAAGTAAGATCAATCTCTGACTATCTTTTCCATGCCTCCTCCCGGCATCCCCAACGCACTCCTCGCCACGCCTGCCCAGCGCCTCGCCTATCGGACGGCGCGAGCGGGCCTACAGAAGTTCGACCCCAAGCACCCCTATCTGCAGACGCCGCTGATGCGCCTACTCAACAAATTCAATGCGATCACGCCAGGCGCGCCCTGGTCGATCGATAAATTTGGCTGCCTGACACGAACGATAAAGGGATAGTTTCCGTGTTTGAGCTAAACACACACGCAATTGCGGAACTGGTGAACCGGCTTGACGCGAGCCGCGGGCGTGACAGCCACGACGCCGCGCAGGTCATCCGGGCGCTGATACAGGAAAACAAGGACCTGGCGCGAAAACTTAGTGCCACCATCGCCGCGCAGCACGGCCACGTAACACTCTCGGAGGTTTTCACTGAGCTTGGAAAGAGAGGGAAACAATGAGAAAAACATATCCCGATCCGGGAACGCTTGCCGGCATTGCCGTGATCCTCGCTGTGGCCGTTGCCATGTTTCTGCTGACGCTCGGGATGCGGGCGCATGCAACAACGCATTATGCCGGGGAATGGGACAAAGTGGACCCTGCAACGCGCTCATGGTTCAAGAGCCAACGCAGCCCGCATGGCGTGCCGTGCTGCGACATGGCCGATGGCCACCCGACTCTCGAAGACTGGCGCGGTCAAAACGAATATTGGATACCGAATCCAGTAAAATTGGGGGAAATACAATGGATTAAAGTACCGCCAGAGGCGGTGATTTATAATGCCCGCAATCCGACCGGAGAAGCTGTGGTCTGGTATGTGATTCAGGGCTCGGATACGGTTTACATCCGGTGCTTCGTGCCCGGCGGAGGCGTGTGATGGTCTCCTTACGCAGAGCCTTTTGGACAGGTGTCGCACTAGGCGCTCTTGCTGGGGCATGGGCGTCATTTCTAGTTATGCTCTTTTATCCGATTGGGGGCACATGAGATGCGATTTCTTAATCTGGAAATCGTTATTATCATTCGCGATCACGGATACCCTCCGGTGGAATGATGACCCTCGCTCCCAACATGCTGCTCGCCCTTCGCGCCGTTCGTGACGGTGGACATCTTACACGTGCCGAACGATTCTGGCTGAAATCAGAGTATTATATCGACGAAAACGATAGGTTAACGATGAGGGGCGAAAACGAACTCAATAACGCAGACAACGCCAAAGGAGACAAACCAAAATGAATTCGAATACCTGGATTAGTTGGATTACTACGGGAATAGGTCTGTTCGGTGCCGTTGCCGCCGATCGAGGGCTGATTGATTCCAGTACGGTCACCACGATCGCAGGCGCCGCCGCCACATTGATCCCGCTGGCTTGGGGTCTTTTCATCCATCGGGACGCCAAGGTCGTGCAAACGGCTTCGCAGGTCCAGGGCCTCGCAGAACCTATCAAGATCGCTCCGGATGCGCCCGCGGCCCTCCAGCAGCTTGCCCACGACGATAGCGTGCCCAATGTCAAGCCGGAGACGACGTTTCTCTTAAATCGACCATAACATGAACATTCCAGCCCTCATAAAGATCAATCAAATCCGTTGGCAAGAGATGAAGATTCATGCCGATCGCATGGCACAATTGGATAGTACCGCGCACCGACTTTGTGGGTCAAAAGACCGATATGTCTCCGTCGAGCAGAGATTGATCAAGATAGGATTTCATTGTCCGTGGTGGTTTATTGCGATTTGCTCCGAACGGGAATATGGCGGTCCCCCTCACTGGGACAGGCAATTATCGCAAGGCGACCCGTTGAACCGTGTTTCCTGGCACGATCCCGCCCGCAGAGGCCCGTTCCTCTATCATGACGATGCGTCTATGAAAGCCTATCCTTTCGCGCATGATGGAAGTAGACAAGAGCATTAACTTTGGAGAAAAGCAATGACACAAAAAATAAAGAAAGTCGTGACTGATCTGCGTTCCGGTAATATGAGCGCACTCATGCACGACATGACCGCCTTCGCCGATGCGCTTGATGAAGTCGATCAGCGTATCACCAAGTTGGAATCGGCGGCAAAGCCAAGCGTGCCACCGACCGCACCAATGAAAGGACAATAGCATGAACTGGGCAGCCCTGCTTTCTGCCGTTCTTCCCACCGTGCTTCAGATGTTCAACGATCCCAAGTTCCAGGCGACCGTAAAAGCAGTTGAGGACAATCTGCATACGAAAGTCGCTGCTGGGGCACACCCATCCCAAGCGGCCGTTCAAGCCCTAGGTCATTTGGGTGCAGCCGCGGCGCTGCACGTCACCGGCAACGATCCCACCGCCGTTGCCATCAAGCAATGATCCCATCATGAAATGATTTGTGGAGAACCAAAATGAAAACGTCAGTTTTGAGCTTTGTTGCACTATCGTTCATGTGCATGCCCTGCTTCGCGCAGGACGAGTCTGGGTGTGAAGAATACCAACTGCGAGATGGCACGGTATGGTCGTGTCAGATTCCAACCCAGCCTCCAGGCCCCCCGACGTGTCACATCTTCGGTAATAACCTGCTGTGTGATAAGGAGCCCGTGATTTCGGCGCCAGTTGCAAAGAGGTCGCCTTCGAACTGCGGATGGAACAGCAGGCGCGGCAAATATGTCTGCTGGTGAGCGCCGAGGCCAATGTTATCAGAAATCGCCAAATCCTGGATCGAAAACGTCAAGACCAAGTTGACGGCGATCCGCCAATCCGGAGAATTGGAGCGTGAGAAGATGTGGCTGGCGGAACAGAAACGACGGCGGGCCTCACTGGAGGAACATGGCAAGTGAGCTGGATTCTTGTTGACTCAGCCACATGGAACTGGGTGCTGGCCGCGATCTCCCGCATCGACAAGAATGTCACATCGATCGCAACAACCGTCAATCAACTGGAGAAACAAATGTCTGATCTTTCAGATGTCGTCACATCGGTTTCCGCCGATCTCGATACCCTCGGCACCAAGCTGGATAACGAAACTACCGAAATTGGCAAGGTAATCGCGCTCCTTCAAAAAGGAAATCCGGACGTTCCGGCCGCGGTTACTGCGCTGCAAGCCATCCATACTCGTGTCGGCGGCTTATCATCGACGGTCGATCAACACGTCTCGACACTCGATGCGGCGTTGCCGGCATCCCCTTAGCAGGGGCGTCATCCCCCGGTTTCTCGCCTGGATTCGACTGACGCCCCCTTTCCGAAACGCTCTGACGCGAAGTGCAACCCACCCCTCCCCGTGCCCGCACACCGTCAGGGCGTGAGCGGCCCCGGTTTGGCGTGCCACGCCACGCCGGGGCTGCCTTAACATCAAAAGGAGAACACATTGGCCAATATCGGACCGATCCTGCTCGTGTTCGCGTTCGTGTTTGCGTGCATCGCCGCGACGTATCCAGGAACCAACGGGTATTGGGGGCGGTTCCATTTTGGATGGCTCTCCATTGCCTTCTGGATCGCCTCGGAATTACTCGGTGGGCTTTCGAAAGTGAACCATTGAGGAGATAGCCATGTCGCTCCTACTCATCATCGTTATTATTCTGCTGCTAGGCGGTTTTGGAGGAGGCTTGTGGACCGGAGGCTACGGCTACGGTCATGGTCTCAATGGAGTCCTCGGCATCATCCTCGTGGTGATCATCGTTCTCGTGGTGATGGGCCGACTATGAGGCGCAGCGAGTACGAGCGGCTTCTGACCCTGCGCCATCGCCGGCCGCAGGGGGATATGCGTGATGCCCCCCGTCGATTCCTGATCGCGTTCGGGGCCGCGTTCGCAATCATGCTCGCGTTCTGGCTGGGGTTCACAGTATTCGGATAACCTACAGCAAGGGGGCAACGTGCACGGCAGAAACTGGTTTTTCGATTTCAATCGAGACCGCGGGATGAAAGTCGCGATCGACCTGGGACGGCTGCCGGATGATCCTGGGAAGCGAGCCGATATCTATCACGCCCTCCGCATCCTGGGGGATAACAAGATGATCGAATCGCTGGTATGGGACCGCGAGGCGGCGAGAATTGTGTGATGGCTGAGAACGGAAGCCCTTCTTCCACTGCTCAGTGGGTGGTGGCATCTCTCGCTCTCCTTGCATTCGGATCAACAATCGTCCAGGCCGTTTGGAGCGGATCGCGCACGGACATCGCGGCTCTCGAAGCGCGGTTGGAGCGGGCGGTGTCTCAACTCGACAGGCAATTGATCGAGTTTAAGGAAAACGACAGATTGCTACTTCCGAAAGAGGTTCACAATGAATTCAAGTCACAAATCGAGCGGCAGATATTTCGGAACACGACGGTCATAGACGATCTGCTTGTTCGAAAGGAGGTATTCGAGCGCGCATTGTCCGATCAAAAGACGAGGGACGACATCAGTCATACGCAACAGGAAAAAGAAATTGACATGCTGCGGGCTAGAATAGGTGCGCTCCGGCAGCATCAGGACGAGATCGACAGGTATTTGAGAGACCACAAATGAAATGTCAAGCTGCGATTGCAATTGCGCTATTATTGTCAATGATCATTCCACCAGAGCAGGCATATGCGCGCAGGCATCACCATCATCGCCACCATCACTACAGCCTTTCGAGGGGGGGGGAAACTACCGATTTTGATTTCTGTCAGTCGGTCCGTGACGCTTTCTCCAATCTTGGAGTGAAGGAGTTGGGCCGTTTCGTTGCGGCCCTTCCACCTTCACGCAAGGCAGAAGCAAGCCGATGTCTGAATTGAAACTAAACGGCAATGGGTTTCCGAAGGTATCCGCCTCAACCTTCGCCCTCTTGATGAACTTGGTCGTTCTCGTTGTGGGATTAGGAGCCCTATGGGGTACACAGGTCTCCAGGATAGACGACCTGAAAGAACGCCTTATCACCGTACAGGCGCGCCTCGATGTGCATGAAAGGGCGCTCAACGAAGAGCGACAGACGATCACCAACCGGCTGACCGGCCTGGAAGCGGATACGAAATATATCAGCGCGACGCTCAACGAACTCAAGCTCAAGTTCAAATGATGGGGAATCTCCCAAATGAAATGCCAGCGTTGCCACGGCTTCGGCCGTGAGCCACGAGACATCGCCGACCGGCCGGGACACTACCGTCTCATTCCGTGCCCGGAGTGCAATGGCTGCGGGACGATGAGTTGCTGCGGAGACTCGATTGCCCAGCCTGAGAAAAAGGAAGATGACGCCCGATGAATTCGGCGGCCTACGCCGCCATCCGAGACCGTCCGGTATCATGGCCGGATGGTGGCCAGCAATGGTCGTTTCCTCCCTGTGACTTGGGCCCGGATGGGCTTGCTCATGCGGCCCCTTTTTGTGGGGTGGACTGCACAGATTTTGCACGTTTCAATGTGGGCGTTTTTGTTTCGTTCAGTGTGATTCCGTCTCGAAACGCCAAGAAAAAGCCAACGAATTCAACAAATTGGTCTAAATTGTGAATGCGGGCTGCCCTGGGGGAGGGCCGCCCGCTTATTGAAATCATTAACTAATTTCTCCATTTTTGGCTCATTGTCCCAATCGGACACATTCACTCATCGCCTCTTCATGCTCGGAAACCGCTCCGTTCGCTCCCACTCCTCATGAGCATGCACATGCTGATAGCGGGCCGCCGAGCGCGGATCGCGCCAGTTCCCGGTGGCCACGAGGCCCTGCACATCTGCCCCGCCATAGCGGCGCATCCATGTCGCCCATGTATGGCGGAACGTGTGGAAGTTGACCCATCTCAGCCGATGCGCGGGGGACTTGCCTCGGGATGCTGGCGTCACGCCGCTGGCGAGGCACGTGGCGCGCTTTAGGAGTTCTTTGAGATAGCCGCCATAGCGGAAGGGGAAGACTCGTTGTAGGCTCCCCAACCTCTCCCTGTGACGCTCCAAAGCAATTCGCAGGTCCTCCCGCAGGCGCACCGTCCGAGGGTCGCCATTTTTTGATTGACGTATGTATGCGGTTCCGCCGTCCACTTCACTCCATTCGAGAGCAAGCGCTTCTCCAAGTCGCGCACCTGTGAACAAAAGAAATTGTAGCAACAGGGCAAGGTCGTCATCGATCCTCTCCGCAGCTTCAATGATCGCCATCGCGTCGGGTGGAATGAGGTAATCGGTGCGCGGCCTGCCCTTCGCTCCCGGCGGCCGGCGGATGCGGAGCGTGTACCCTTGGTGCCTTAAGATCGCGGCAATGGGGGTATAGACACAGCGATTCCTGGTAGCAGGGGACGCGTCCGGTCTCAATGCTACAGCCGCGCGATCGATAGCGTTTTGATCAATCTCCCGCCATGGCGTCTCTCCGAAGTGCTTGATCAGTGGCGCCACATAGCGCTTGTTTCCGGTCGTCTGCATGTAGGACAGGGCCGCACTCAGGAAACTGTCGTCTTCACGAGGCGCAGCTTTCCACTCTTTGCACTCGATTTTTCCGGCGATCTCATCGAGGATGGTAGCAGCGACCTGTCGCCGGTGAGTTCTGCTGCTTTGATCCACGCGGACTCCGAGATAGGTGCCGCGGATGCGCCAGTTCTGCGAGAGGCCTTTGCGCGGTGGGTAGAGACGGAGCATGGGGCACCCTCCGGTCCCGGCAGCGCCGCATGGATGCGGGCCACGTCGCCGGGGGTGAAGAGCTTAGTCTTGCCGGCGCAGCGGTAAAAGGGGGTGCCGTGGGCATCCCACGGATGTTTGCGCAGCCATTCCATCAGCCAGCGGCGGGTGACGCCAAGGCGCTCGGCCGCGGTTTCAAGGGGGAAACTCACGCGGTCCATCACTCGCCCTTTCCCTTCGGTGGACGGGGAGCGAGGGCGGCGCGGGCAAGGGATTGAAACTTATCGGCCGCGACGGTGGCTGATACCGCAGACTGTTCACGGCCGATTTCCGTCAGCGCCTCCCTCAGCCGCGCGATCTCCTCGGCGTTTTGGCGGGCAGCGGAGCTAGCGATATCCGCAAAATGCTCTGCCAAAAGCGCCTTCACGCTATGTCGGTTCGTTGAGCCGATAGAGAGGCCATCAAGTCTGGTCTGAACGACGTATTCCGCGCGCTTGTCAAAATCGTCGATGTCCATGCCGTTTATTGAGCGATAGAGGTGATTGCTCTCTCGCTCCCATTCGCGCTTCTGCGCCAGTTCGGCGCGGAGGCGGGCGATCTCGGCGGCGGCTTCCTCGCAGGCCATCATAAGTCGCCTCGGCCCCTCAAGAGCGAACCCCTCTCGATTGCGAAGTTGATCGACAATATCGCTCATCATTCTTTCTTTCCCTCCGGTGGACGGGGAGCGGCATCGGCCGCCTTATGTCATCGCTATCGCGAGCGGTGTGCAGAAACACGAGCACGAAAAACGTCACAAGTTGCCCGAAGACAACACCGCCAATAAAAGTTAACATGTCAGTCACCCTCCCGTTCTGTCTTGTTCTCGCTCGCCGCCTTCTCTCCCGCCTCGCGCAGAAATTTGCTGACGGGGATTCCGCGGGCTCTGATACGAGTGAGCAAAGCGGTTGTGATCCGGACGGGAACGATAGTCATTCGGCGGGGGCGGGGGCCACGCCATGTGGCGCCTTTGATGGCGTAATTGGCGGTCATGATCTTTCTGCCTTGGCAATGGCGCTTCGCAGTTGCCGCCGGAGCGGGCATAGGCTTGGCGCTTGGTATCCTTGGAGAAGTGGCGGGGATCGCTCATTGTCAGATTTTGATAACGACCGTTGTATCTTTGAAAATATCGGGAATGCCATCGGTCGGCAGCATTGCTGTAAGACCGGAACCCTTTCGTATTTTCGTGGTCTTTCCGAATTTCAACTCCAAGTCGGCGATGCATTCTTGATAGTTGCCTTTGGTGATGCCCGGCAGTTTAGTCGGCATCCCCGGACATTGGGCCAGGACTGTGCGCTGCATGTCCTGCCAAAGGTCTTTACTGGCGAAGTGATGCGTCCAGATCGGATGCCCCATCAGGTATTCAGCCGCATTGTGCATCTCGTTGAAAGAGCAAAGATTGATGCCGCTCGATAGCGAGGCTATAACTGCGGTCGGAAAGTCTCGCGTGTCGGTCATGTGCTCCGTTCCTTTGAATAGGGGGACGCGGCTCCGATCGCTGCACTGGCACTGTGAAGCGTCGGAGCCGCGCCGCGGACCTGTTTCACCGTTCGGGGGCAGCACAGGTCCGATGGGAATGCGTTTCATGGCGTGGTCGATGGCGCGGGTCATGCTGCTTCCTCTTTTTCGGAAGCCCAGCCCCGAATTTTTGCGATCGACTCGGCATAATCAAGCGCGGCCATCACTTCGCGCCGGTTCTCTTTACCAGCCCAATATTGCCGGCCTTCTTCGATCGTCTTGTTGCGACAACCGATCTGCACACGTTGCTCGCCGGCTTCGGTTATATATGTCCATGAGGACCATCCGTCGGGATAACCAATGATTGCGAAGTCTTTAATTTTGGCGCCCGCGAGGCGGGCGCCCGCGAGGTAGGCGCCCGCGAGGTTGGCGGCCGTGAGGTCGGCGCGCGTGAGGTCGGCGCCCGCGAGGTAGGCGCGCGTGAGGTTGGCGCGCGTGAGGTAGGCGCGCGTGAGGTCGGCGCGCGTGAGGTCGGCGCGCGTGAGGTCGGCGCCCGCGAGGTAGGCGCCCGTGAGGTTGGCGCGCGTGAGGTAGGCGCGCGTGAGGTCGGCGCGCGTGAGGTCGGCGCCCGTGAGGTCGGCGGCCGTGAGGTTGGCGCGCGTGAGGTCGGCGCGCGTGAGGTCGGCGCCCGCGAGGTTGGCGGCCGTGAGGTTGGCGCCTGTCTTGATTGCCCACCTAACAGCTAGGCCGACTTTGGCTGAGGTCGGCGTATCTTTAGCGCAGTCGATTTCCGCAATAAACTGGATTGCGCCGGAAAAGTGATTGGTAATGCTGAATTTAATCATGCCGCCTCCAGATCGGTCCGATGGTGTGCAACCTCTGCGTCGATCTCGTGGGCAAGATAGCCGAGCCTGGCTAGGTGGTGGCGGAAGCCAGCCTCGGAGAGGCGTCCTCGCCGGAATTCTCCGGCACAAAGCGCGAGGTCGATCTTCCAGACATTGAAGGGGTGATCTACTTTAAGGGCGGACATTTTTGATAAAGCCTCGCACAAAAGTCGGTTACATTGGATTCTTTGTCTCCACACCAAAACGTGACCGCGCTGCGATCGTCGTCTCGGCCGTGGACATAGTGCAGGTCAGGGTGCGACTTGAGAAAGACTCGCAGCCCGTAATTCGTCATCGGAAGCCCCGTGCGTGATGAGACGTACTCGGCCGTTACTATCTCGCTTTCGGGCGTCAACTCCTCGGTGTAGACGTTGATGCGCATCAATCACCCCTCGGCCAATCAAACCCCTGGCATGATCGCACCATCACGACGGGCGCCATGGGCTGTGGGTTGTCGGTGCAGGGCTCGGTGTGAACGCCCTGGCAGATATCTGGATGCGCCGCGATCATGGCGGCCACGAAGTCCTGATCTTCCGCGATAGTCTTGGCGCGTTGCTGGGTGTAACTGAGATCGCTGTCGGGGAAGTCTTCGGTTGAAAGGCCGAGATGGATCACAGCCATAGGATCACCCTGAGAAAAACGTTGGCAGCGACAAACCAAAGAATGCAGATAAGCGCGAACGTGATTCCGAGCGCGATGTAAGGGGTGAATTCGCGTGGCATGGTCATGCCCCGAATTGCTTGGTGCTGACGTAGCCGGCCCAGCCGCGGCGGCGGGCCTCTGCCTCAAGGCGCGCATAACGATTATGATCGGCGGCGATGCGAGCGGCGCGTAAGGCGTCATTGAGAGCGTTATCATCCCACTTGTTGAGCGGAACGGCCCCGGCTGACTGAAAAGCTATGCGGTCGGTCATTTGGTCAACTCCCCTTTGATCTGGAATTTAGACATTCTATCGAACTGAATATTTCCCGGTGATTTGATAGAGATCGCGCGCGCGGTTCAGAAGCGCTGGAAACTCAAGCATGAGCCTATGTTCGACATAGAGCGCATGGTTGCGATGTTGGCACTTCGCCAGAACAATGAGTTGTGGCTCGAATCCCTGGCGGATGATTTGGTGACTGCGCTTGAATGCAGCGGAGCCAGGGTCATGGCGATGCGCCGGTAAGCGACGCTCCGGGGAAATGCTTGTGCCCACATAGAAGACCGTGCCCGACCTGGGATCAAAGATCCCGTAGACGAAGCAAGGGCCGTCGTTTTTGAGATTGGTCATGCTGTCCTCTCAAATCGTGAGGGCAGCCTACTTCACTGTTTGTGAAGACGTCAAGCTTAAAAATCACACTTTGTGAATTTTCTTTCTTCGCTGCTTGGGCGCACTCTTATCAACAGTTGATGCTGCAATGCGTGCGTTCTTTATTTGTTTCATTTTTCCGAGGAGTTCAGACGGAATCTCGGTCGTAGCCACTCCGCGGTAAATCCAATCGAGTGTCAATCCGAAGTTGTCAATGAGTTCATGAGCTATCCGCATGGAAATCTTACGCTTTCCATTCTGGAATTGTGACCATTCGTTCGGCTTGCAGTCAATGATATTGCATAATTCGGCAGCCGAAATGCCTTTGGCAAGAAGCCAAACCTCAAGTCTCTCCCCGATTATTTTCTTCGAGTCCATGCTCTTATTGATGCGCATCCGAAGACGCGCGTCCATTCCAAGAACGTGAACCCTTGACATGTTCACTATTAGTGAACTATCGTAGGAAATGCTCATGTCAGTCGACGACGTGGTTGAGGCACTTGGCGGAACGACTGCCGTTGCAGCCCTTGCTGGGGTTGGCATTTCGGCCGTCAGCAACTGGAAATTTCGCGGCGCAATTCCTTCGGAGAACTTCATGATGGTTTCGCAGGAACTGCGCAAGCGACGGATGAGTGCGAGTCCGGCGGTCTTCGGCTTCAAGTTTAAGGAAGGGGCAGGTGAATGATCGAAAACGTAAGTCCTCAAAACATAACCGGCAATGCCGGTAGAAATGCTTGTCAATTTCACGACTATGCCACGCGTTCGGGGTCTGATGTGCGGCCGTTTCTGGATGTCGATTTTCTTCGGCTGCCACAAAAAAATGGCCGCCCTGCGACAACTTGTCAATACGCATACGCATCCACCGCCTCCCTTCTTATGGGGGGATTGACTCCAAAAATGAGTCAGCAGTTTGACCGATTTCCCTCATCGATCGTCGCGCTTGTCGGCACATTCACCAGAAAGGCAAGGCGCCGCAACGATCCCCGCCGCCGGGCCGTCACCGCTCTTTACCGCGCACACCGCAGGGAAACTTCGGCCAAGCAGCGAAGGAGATCGTTCTGATGGCAAAACCGATTCTTTGTCTCGATTTTGATGGTGTAATTCACAGCTATTCGAGCGGTTGGAAGGGCGCCGACGTAATCCCCGATCCGCCGGTCTCGGGTGCCGCTGCTTTTATGGAGAAGGCACTCGACCATTTCCGGGTCTGCATCTTTTCAAGTCGAAGCAATCAGCCCGGCGGCCTGAAGGCCATGCAAAATTGGATGGCTAAATGGATGCCAAGCGAAACTGTCCCACATTGGGCGCACGGCCTGGAATGGCCGCTTGAGAAGCCCGCCGCCTTCCTGACCATCGACGATCGCGCCATCACATTCGATGGCACATGGCCGGAGATTGAAGACCTCAAGGCTTTCCAGCCCTGGAATAAGCGCCCATTCGGGGCAACAGGCGACTTTCCGCAAGGCAAGCTCAACGATCATGACGAAGGCGGCCTTCGAATAGGCGTCGCCTATGACAAGCTCGATGGCATTGTTCGCGTCGAGTTTGCAAAGCCTGTTGCGTGGCTCGGATTGCCGACGCCAGAAGCCATTGAGCTTGCGAATCTCCTATTGCGCCACGCGGGAGCGAAGAAAGTTGAAATCGAGATTTAACTTGATGCTGGAGAGATGTCATGAAAGCACCGCGAGCGCTCATAAAAAGTTCGACGTGGCTTCTGTCCGACGACGCCGCCTATCTCGACAACATGGCCGATGAGGGCGGCTATCCAAGCCGTTCCGCCCTGATCCGCTCGCTGCTGCGGGCGATCATCGAGGATGATCGGAAGGCGCATTCGGAGCGGGCGGCATGATCGATTACCTCGATCTCACCCACATCCGCGGCATCCACAAGTTCGTCCCGATCCCGGACGCAGAGGATCATTTGCGCGTCGGATGGATGGCGGTACTAACCGGAGAGCCGCATCCGGTGATGGTTAATTACCGAGTGCATATGGTCTGGTGCTGCAAGTGCGAGATGGTGATTCCGTGGAGGGTGGCCGCATGACCGACCATCTCCCCGCTGTCCGCCGTCTCCGTGATGAGAAAGGTTGGGGTTGCCGCCAGATCGGTGCCGAACTCGGCATCGGCAAGGACGCGGCGCTGCGGCTGTTAAACAAACTTAAACTGGAGGATGCGAAGCGTTCCCCGATTTCCGTCGTTCCAGGCTCACTTTCTGGCTCGATCCTCGCCCAATATGCTGCTGCCTGCCGGACCCTCGCCGAAGCCACGCGCGCCGATGAGGTCATCGGGGCACGAGAGGCGCTCGATCATGTCAAGCTTTATGGGCGCCAGGTCAAGGATCGCACCCTGGTTGCTGACGCGACGGCGTTCCAACTCCGCGCCGACCGCAAGCTTGGGGAGATGATCACAAGCGCCGAGGCAGACGGTTTGATCCGCGCCGGACGCCCTAAAAAAAACCCTACCGAGTCGGAAGGGTTTACACTTGCCGAAGCGGGTGTCGATTACAAGACATCATCGCGCGCACAACGGGCGGCCTCCATATCGGAACGGGCTTTCGAGGCCATGGTGGAGGCTACGCGGGAACGCATCATTTCCGGTCGCGCAACCAAGATCAGCGGGGAGACCATTAACGGCGCCCGCTCCGTCATGGGCTCGCGTGTCGAGCCGGACGATAGCCTGGATTACTTTCCAACCCCGCCATGGGCAACGCGGGCATTGTGCGAGCATGTGCTGCCGCAAGTCGTGGTGGGATGGTTCGACGTTGACATACGTAAATCCTGCTGGGAGCCGGCCTGCGGCGAAGGCCATATGTCCAAGGTGCTCAAAGAGTATTTATGGAAAGTACAAGAAACAGACGTTTTCGACTACGGGACGCACGGCGTTATTTATGATTTTCTTGATGAGGGCAATCCTCCGTTTACGTGCGACTGGATCATTACCAACCCTCCATTTGGTGATCGCACCATCCCCTTCATTCTCCGCGCCATCGATCTGGCCCGCGTCGGTGTGGCGATGTTCGTCCGCCTGCAAATCCTCGAAGGCCAAGAGCGCTATGAGAAGATATTCAATCTGCACCCCCCGACATTGGTCGCGTTCTTCTCCGAACGGGTCAACCTCTGCAAGGGCCGCTGGGACCCCGATGGCACCACAGCCACGGCCTATGTCTGGCTGGTATGGATGCAGGATCGCGCTCCGATGGCGCCGTTCTGGATTCCGCCGGGACAAAAAATTGCGCTCACCAAGGCAGATGACCGGGCACGGTTTGCGGCATGGTCAATGCCTGACACTGCGGAGGCGGCGGAATGAGAAAAGTTTCATGGGGCAACCACTGTGCCATAGGCCGTACCCGCAGCCCGGAAGCCATGGCCCGACGCAAAGAGCGTGAACGGGCATTGCGTCTCAAAGACAAAGAGGCCACCGCTGCTCTGCGTGCATCCGGAGTATTGGCCCCAGCCTATTCGCGAGCGCCCCCGGATCATGTCCTTGAGGAAGCCCGTTTCGCGATTGCCGCCGGTCCGCGTGACATAACGGCGGCTGCGTTCGGTGACCCACTCCCCGGCAGATCGGCATTGGATAGGAGAGCATGACCTCCCCCTGCCTCTGTCCTGTCTGTCGCATCAATAAACTCTATGAACTTTACGACCGTACCGCCATCGATCCTCCAGGCCCGTGGGTGAACGGACGATACATCGTGGTGGACTGGAATATGGCGAAGAACGTCCTCTTCCCGCAGAATTCATCAAGGCAACAATCTAAATGAGCATCCAAGCCGTCGCCTGGGCGCTGGGCCAGAAGATTCCCGGCACCAACAAGCTAGTGCTGATCGCCCTCGCCAATTATGCCGACGAGGAAACAGGCCATTGCTGGCCCTCTGTCGAGAAGATCGCCCATCAGGCGTCATGCTCTCCGCGTTCAGTCCACAGCTACATCGGTGCCCTTCGGCGCAATGGCTTTCTCGACGTGCGCTCCGGGCGCAGTAAAGCTGGTAGGGTGCGCACCAATGACTATTGGCTGTTGATGGACCGTCCGCGATCCCCGTGGGATGCCACCAAGGGGATCAAATCAGACGATCAAGACCTCGACGAGGAAGAAACACCGCAGGTTGAGGAAACATCTGAAGACATATCTGCAAATCTTGCAGACTTTGCAGATGGGATATCTGCAAACACGTTGCCGACTAACCATCACTGTTCTAACCATCAGGAGTCCTTCCCTGTTGAAGGGCGCAACGATCCGTCGCCGGAGGCGCGCTCAGAGCCGCGCCCCGTCGCCGTCGTCTCGCCTCCAGAAGCGCTAGCGCCTCCCGGCTTCGATCCCAAAGCACGGCAAGCAGCCCTTGAACGTCATCAGGCAGCCGAGGAAGCAAGATCGAAAAACAGGCGTGTTCCGGTCATCGAGGGCACCAAAGCCTGGGAAGCACATGTCCAAGCAGGTCATCCGCGCACCCTTGTCGGGATCGTTCTCGTGGACGGCAAGCCCCGTCGTGGCTGGGAGTTTCGAACGCTGTTCCCGCCCAAATCCACCGGCCCCCCTCCCAATCCCCTGATGACGGAAGCCGACGAAGCGGAACTCGCACGAGGGATTTGATTTCATGAAACGCAAGCCGATCTATCAAAAGGACCACGATAAATTCAGAATTTGCTCTCTGCCCAATGGCTGGTGGCAACTTCAAGGATGTTTCGGCAAGGGAACGCGTGAACACGATGGTTGGCAGGGTCTAGCCCGCCCTGCCGATTTTGAGACAGCGCGGTCACAATTGGAAACACAATCTGGGCCAGCCAAATGAGCGACTATTGGCTCGGCATCTACACCAAACCCCAGGCGGAAGGTCGGGCCGAGTTGGGCATCAAGGCCGCAAGAATCCCCGTATTCTGCCCATGGGTGCGAACACGGGTCGCCCAAAGAAACGGCGATCGATATGTGATCATCAAGCCGCTGTTCGAGCGCTATGTCTTCGCTCAGTGCGATGCCGGCCGCATCGATCGCCTATTGGAAATCGATGGTGTCGAGACTGTCTTGCGGTGCGGTCGCGGCAAGGTGTCCCGGATTCCCGCGGTCCTCATCGATACCTTTCAACGGGCCGAAGGCTGCGGCGTCTTCGACCGAGCGGATGCCGTCTTCCGTGAAGGCGATACGGTGAAGATCATCGGCGGCCCCTATGCCGGCTTGATCGCCAAGGTGCGCAGCGCGAAAGTGAAAAGACGCGTCAGTCTTCTGATCGATTTCGTTCACAAAATGACAATTTCGGTGGATAGCCTGGAGATGGTGAGCGCGTGAGCATCCGCATCATCAATGGCGACTGCCGGGACGTGCTGGCTACCCTCCCGCCAGACAGCGTGCATTGCTGCGTAACCTCGCCGCCGTATTGGGGCTTGCGGGATTATGGCACGGCTAAGTGGGAAGGTGGTGTTCTAGGGTGCGATCATCAGGAAAGCGCGCCATCTCGCACCGCCGCGAGCATCGCATCATCCAGTCTCGACGGCGGAAAGGGCAGCGTTCACCTAAGTCACCAGTTTAAGGGCGATTGCCTGCGCTGCGGTGCCCGACGCATCGACTCCCAGATCGGCCTCGAATCCACCTATCAGGAATACGTCGAGCAGATGGTGGCCGTGTTCCGCGAGGTGCGGCGGGTCATGAGACGGGACGGCACATGCTGGCTCAATCTGGGCGACTCCTATGCCGCGTCGCGTTCGTACCAAGTCACCGACAACATGAATCCCGCAGTCGGCCCTACGCGCCACCTAGGCCGCGCTGTGCCGCCCGCCGGGCTCAAGCAAAAGGATTTAGTGGGCATCCCCTGGCGCGTCGCCTTCGCGCTCCAGGACGATGGGTGGTATCTGAGACAAGACCTGATCTGGTCAAAACCCAACCCGATGCCGGAGAGCGTCACGGATCGATGCACGAAGGCGCACGAGTATCTGTTTCTGCTGACCAAGAGCGCAAGATACTACTACGATGCGGAGGCGATCAAGGAAGGCGCTAGCGCGAACACGCACGCTCGCGGCTCGGGTATCGGTATCAAGAACGCCACGGTCGACCGATCGAGCAACATCCTACATAACAGCGACTATGCGTCAAAAATCAATGGCTATGTGGATCGCCGCAACAAGCGATCCGTCTGGGAAGTCGCCACACAGCCCTTTAGTGAAGCCCACTTCGCCACCTTCCCGCCAGCCCTGATAGAGCCATGTATCCTCGCGGGGTGCCCGAAGGGAGGGACGGTCCTTGATCCCTTCGGTGGCGCCGGCACCACCGGCCTCGTCGCCGATCGGCTCCAGCGTTCTGCCATCCTGATCGAACTCAATCCCGAATATGCCGCAATGGCACAGCGCCGCATCTATGGCGATTCCCCTCTTTTTACACAGACTGCCGCAGAATAGACGTGCGTTCCATGGCTGCCCCCTTGCAATCCGTCTAAATAGGCGTAGAGAGGGAACCAGCGCATTCTTGTTCCGTGCCATTGGGTTGGGCAAAATGCGCTGCGGTCATGACTAGGATCGCAAGGCCCTTGGAAGGCCAAATGGCCTCGGGGCTGATAAAGATTCGAGATTTGCGCACCGGCCGGGACGATCACCCTGGCCTCCGCCAACAAGCGATCGGATGTGATGGCCCGGTCGGGGCGCACCAAGTTTGGCCGGTGAGTGCTGTTCTGGGAAGGCAGATAAGTTCCGCTTCGGCGGTAAAATTGCCCCCGTAACCAATCGGGCCCGGCCGCCAATTAAGGAATCCATAGGAATCATTCCCTTGTCCGAGTCCGAGGTTGTAGAAGCTCCGGGTTGTAAGCCGCTGCGGATTGCATCGCATGAGCGGTATGCCCGCGCGCGCGCCGAAATGCACACCGCCGTAGAGGCGGCCCGGATCGCCGGATATGCCGACAAAAGCGGCGCCATCACGAAAGTAGAGCGGCGCCGCGATGTCCGGGAGCGGATTGAATACCTGACGGGCCAGCCCGAAGAAACGATCAAGGCCAAGCGGCTTGCGCTAGAAGCCTGGCTGTGGCGCGTGCTCCGCTACGATCCCATGATTTTTTGGGACGGTTCCCGGTTGAGGGAATGGGACCAGATTGACCCCGAAGACCGCACCATGATCGAGGGGCTGATGTTCACCGAAAAGGGCAAGCCGAATCTAAGGGTCGTCTCCCGGCTCGCTGCCCACATCGAACTCCGCAAAATGCTCGGCGGGGATGCGCCGCAGAAAGTGGCCCAGACCGATCCGAGCGGCGAGCACGCGGCCCCGTTGGCTCCGGTGATCAATCTCAGCGGGCGGCCGGAGGCGGCTTAAACTTCAGTCCGATCGAGCGCGACCAGCGCCCGCACAAGCTTTGCAACGATATCAGGAATGTCCGCGTCGCCCTGCGCATACCGAATGGACTGGCGACGCGAGATTCCCAGCACTGGACCGGCGGCATAAGGAGTAAGGCCCAGCTTGTGGAGTTGGGCCGTGTATTGGGCGGGGGTCATGGCGGCCCCTCAGTTGCAGGTGAAAGAGCCGATGCCGTGATTCTTGCCGCCGCACGAGCACTCGCAATTCATTGTGCGGCCCTTGGCGAACATGCAACGCGCGTCGCATTGGTGCTTTGAAGGATTGGACTTGTAGAACACCGACCGTTCCACCGGAACCGCATCGCGCCAAGCCGCGCCAGCGGCAACGCCAACCATCATCGAAAAGCTGTCAACGCGCTTTCCCTTGACGCCAGGAAACTTGACCGCGAATTCCTTATTGTTCATCGTGGAAATTGCGATCAGTTGAGTGTCGCCGTTGAAGTGCTTCATTGCCATTTCCGTCTCCCCGTGGCTCGATGATTGATAGTGTCACAGCGTCACCGTGATGTCAACAGGTCATCAAAAAATAAATGAGCACCGGCCATCTTCACGGCGAGGAGAAAAAATCCGACGCAGAGCTGCACAAGATGCTCGGCGAAGGAGACACGCCTGATCTTTACGGCCGCAAGGTCAAGCTCGATACGTCGCACGACATTCCCTACGCGGGCGGCATCAGCGTTGACGGCAAAACTGTCTACATCGATCGGACGCTGTACTTAGATATGATATATGGCAGGCTTGGCGTTCGTGGTATGAGCGGACGCGATCTTAGGCAGGCATGGATTGAGCACGAACACACCGAATGGGCGATCGACGCAGGCGATAACCCCGTTGACACCTATCCCGCCGCCCATGCGTTTGCGACAGCAAGCGAGCATCATCACGTGATGGTCTTCGGCGTCAACCCCGAGCGCTACGAAGAGGCCATCCGCCCGGCGCTCGAGCGGTGCCTCAAGCGTGATCCCGAGAACCCGCCCCATGACCTATGGTGCGGTCCCTATCTCGACGATCCAACGCCACGGGACAGAGAACTGCTGCGGATATTCCGCGCTAAGGGCGTGGTCGACGCCTTCAAGGCGAGCAAGATCACCGCGGTCTACGGAATCGGTGATCGGGAATGCAAGGACTGCCGATATTTCGGCGGGGGCGAGTTGTCGTCATGCGAGAAGGTCTGCGGACTCGTGAGGGCGAATCGTCATTGTAAATGGTGGACGGAAAAGCGCTCGTCCCGTGCGAGCTAGACATTTGGGCGGATGTGCAAGTTGCTAATTCTATCGCGATTGGACACATCAAAGCGCGCGTTGATGCAGACAAAAGGCGTTATCCTATGAAGGACTACCGCGACGACCATTCCAAGTATGGCGAAGCCAAAGACCTCATTCCCAAACAACAAATTATGAACGATCTGCATCAGTCTATGACAGACTACAGCGCGACCACTGGAAAGCAATCGATACCGCCATGACACCATTCGAACACCATCCCGATCCAGTCGAGACAGAGGAAATAGGAGCCTAACGTGGCCGAAAGCATGAAGTCCCTCTACCGGCGCGGCGCAATCTCCGGCAATCAAATGCGCAAGATGGGCGGCCATCGCGAGCCCGACGCGGACGATCGCAGAAACGGAGGCAAGCCTGCTATCCTGCGCAAAACGACATCCCAACGCGGCAGGATGACCGACTTCGACGGCAAGGCCGGCAAACGTGACCAAGGCGGCGTTCGTGACCGCGGCGCAGTGCCGGGCAATGAGATAAATCACCCAACCAATCAGCGAGCCGGCGCGATGCCCTCCCGAGGCGCACGCGTCAACAAGGGTGGGCAGCCGAGCGTCCGGCACATAGATGAGGATCAGAATCCCAAATTTCCCTCGGGTGCCAGCGTAAAAAAAAACGCTAGGCCGGTAGGACGCCAGGGCCTCGGCGGCACGTCGCCTGGCTTGCGGAGTTCGGGGCCACAGTATGGCGGGCCGTCATCGCGGAAATACGGCTGAGGGCACGATGGATAATGAGATTGTGCATATCGAACAGCGCTGGTGTGTTGTTTTCAGCAGCGGCGTGATCACCTGCCACTCAAAAGAAGAGGCGCTGGAATTGCTGGCAACCGTCAACTTTGTTGACGGCAAGCAGTGGACGCCAAAACAAATAGCTGAAATGCACAGCGCGCGGAACGAAGCGGGACGCCGCTGATGTCAGGCTTCGGCGTCGCCCCTCTAAGGCAATCGAACGGCGAGGATTCATCAATGCCATGGAACTCGAAATCGTTCGCGAGCCGTCATAATCACGCCCTCTCCGGTGCCGGAGCCGCCAAGGCCGCCTCGGTCGCGAACGCGATCCTTCGGGATAGCGGTGACGAGGGCAAGGCCATCCGGATTGCAAACTCCAAGGTCAAGGGCATGCGCAAGAGGGGCCGTATCTCGGACAAGGCACACGCCAAGCATAGCTCGGGGCTCGACGGTGAGCGGGATGTGGACGCGGCTACCGCTTGAATATCTATCACGCACCGCACCGCGTCGCGTCGCTCAGCATCGCGTCGCTCAGCATCGCAACGCACCGCGTCGCACCGCAACGTTTCGCGTCGCTCCGCAACGTTCTTATTCATTCAAATTCCCTAGCCACTACTAGGGAGAGCGATGAAGATGAATCCCGAGACTCCATCGTCTCCGGGTGATGCTTCATCGAGCATGAAGTGTCCCCTGACAAATCGCTCCGGGCGTAGTGGGCTCGGAGACGATGGAGAACTTCGCAATGAAAATTGTTACAGCGCATCTCAAAAGCATATCACCCTATTCACAGGCGAAGCACTACGAAGTAGAAAAGTTACAAGGTGAGTCGCACGACGACTATTACCGCCGCACTTGGCGCAATCATATGCACGCCGACGGCAACGGAATGACGTTCATCTCTCCAGGAGCATTCAAAAACTGCCTATCAGAATCCGCTTTATTCATGTCCATCCCTGTTCCTGGAGGAGGAAAGGCGAAGTACACCAAGAATTTCGAGGCCGGCGTAATGGTAATTACGCCAGTGCCGCTTGGTGTGCACCGAGACAAAGTCGAATGCGAATGCCTGTTTTTGCCTTCGGACGGAAAACGTGGCGGGTCGAAACGGGTCAATAAATATTATCCATTCTTTCCCAAATGGGAGGCGTCCGTCGAGTTTGTGATTGTGGACGATACGGTGTTGCAATCGTCAGTAATCGATAAGTCCAAGACCGTATTCGAGCAAGTTCTTATCGGGGCTGGTCAGTTTATTGGTATCGGTCGGTTTAGACCTCGCAAAAATGGATGGTATGGAAGATTCTCGGTGGAGAGCATTAAAATCGAGCAAGGAGTGTAACCTGTGCCCGATTTCAAGCAATCGCGCGAAAGTCAGATTATATATGATCTCTTTCGCAACATCCGCAATAGAGACCCGGCGCTGATCACTTGGGACGAGTTGCTGGAGGCAACGGGGAAACAGCGCCGCACCCAGATTGCCGGCGCAATCATGACGGCAACTCGCCGCGCTAGAAAAGACGATCAACTTGTCATCGAATGTGATCGAGGACTCGGATATCGGCTGCGTATAGACAAAGAATTATCCATCAGTGGACAACGAGCAATCGATCGGTCTCGACGTATCCAACGGACGGGACTACAAAAGATGGATTGTGCGGACATCAGCAAACTCGATGCTGAGAACAAAGCAATTCACAATGTTCGCAAAAGTGTGCTTGAACTTGGAATGCTCACGACCCGCCCGAGGACGGTGGCAAGCGTCACGCAGATGGTTATGCGGAAACATAATCAGCTTGACGAGCAAGAGTTGCTAGCAGCCGCCAAAGAAGCTCTGAGCCGCCGGTAATAACTACTACACTGCGGCGCCGCAACTTGACGCTGCGCGCCGCAGTGCCGCACCCCGCAGCGCATCTCGCCGCATCGCCGCACCCCGCCGCGCATCGCGACGCTTCGCTCTGCAACTCAACGCAACGAATTATGAGCGTCTCCGTGATCCGCACTCGACGTAAGAGGCGAAAGTTCATGTGGTCCCTCCATCAATTATGGCTTCGCTGGAAATATTGGCGCGCCACAATTCGTAATGGTCACAAGTTTCACGGG